AAGCACGCGCCGAAGCGCGGCTGGACCGCTGAAGATGTGCGGGGCCGCTTGCCCGCACCGGTGCCGTCGACCGAGTCGCCCGCCCCTAACGGGCAGGTCGCACCGTGATCGCGATGCCCGAAACGATCACCGATCTAGGTGCCGCTGAAACCGACGGCGCGTTCATTCAGCGACTGATCGACCAGGCGACCGCGGCGCTGGGCCGGGAAATCGGCATCTACCTGGGGACGCCCGACGCAACGATCGAAATGCATCGCGGCGGCACCCCGCTGATCGTGCTGTATGACGACCCGATCGCGGTCGGGGAAGAACTGGACCCCGTCGCCACAGTGGAAACGCGAGACACGCCGACCGATCCCTGGGAAGAAGCCGACGCCGACGATTATGTGCTGGAAGGCCGGACGGTACGCCATCGCAATCGCTGGCCCCGCTGGGTCCGGGTGACCTACCAGCACGGCTTCGAAGTCGGCGAAGGGCCCGCCGAATTCCGACAGATCGTCTTTCAGATGGTCGAAAGCGCATGGCTTTCCAACCATGATGACGGGCTGAAATCGGAAAGCCTAGGCGATCATTCCTGGACGAAAGCCGACGTCGTGACCGCCGCCGGTGGGCCCGCCGATTGGGAACGGCTGGCGTCGCGCTGGCGCCGGCAACGGATCTGATCCGATGAGCCTGGCCGACTTCTTCGATACGTCCGTCCGGATCTGGCGCCCGACGTCGACGATCACGTCCCCGCTGGGGGCCGAACGCCGCGATTACGAAATCGTGCTCGAGCCGGCTGCCCCGAACGCGGCCGTGAATCGGCCGACCGCCCCGCTGGGCGACAAGGGGCCCGGTCTCGCCCCGATCGGGGAACGCCGCATCTATATGGCGCCGGAAACGGACGTCCAGGCGCGCGACGTTCTGGAACTGGTCGCGGGGCCCGATGCGGGACAACGGTTCGAAGTCGACGAACCGCCGACCCGCCCCGGGAACGACCATGTTCAACTACGCTGCCGCTTCTGGGAAGGCGACCTGACCCCGCTGGACGTGTCTTAACCCGGTGTTCATCATCCCGCCGGGCCGCTGGGAAGGGTTGGACGGCTTCGGCGACGACGCCCTGGCTGAAGCGAAACCGCAGGCGGAAGCGGCGATCAAAGCGGCCGTCGTGTTCGCGGCATCGGAAACGAAGCTGACCTTATCCGGCAGCCGCCACGGTCGCGCCTACCGGGTCAGTAAGCGCGGGGAACTCCATATCGCATCGGCCCCCGGGGAACCGCCGGCGGTCTTGTGGGGCAACCTGCGGAATAGCATCGGCTCGAGCGAACCGGTTTGGGATGGGCTCACGGTCTCGGGGGAATTCGGGGTCGGGCTGGGCCAGCCGCCCGCCGGCGGGGTCGACCCGGAACATTCCTACGCCCGCAGGATGGAATGGGGCGGGATCGATTCGCGCGGCATCCGGATCCTGCCGCGGCCCTATCTCGAGCCGACCGCCATCCGGATCGAACCGATGATCCAGCGCATCCTGGAAGGGTGATCGATGATCTGGTTTCTGTTGGGGTTGGTCATCGGGTTGGTCGGCGGCTTCTTCGCGGTCGAAGGCCTGGTCCGATGGAAAGCCCGCCGGGATGAACCCGAACGAACGATCCCGCCCGCCCCGCCTAACCCGGCGATGCCGGTCGACGGCGACGATCTGAAGCGGCTGGCGTCACAGGGCCGACGTCGGCGCAGACCGAAAGGGGCCGCCTGATGCGCTGGGACCATGTGATGCAGGTCTGTCGGGAAGAAATCCTGGCCGACCAGACCCTGCAGGCGATCTTCGACGACGCGGTCCGTATGGGAGGCACCGGTGACCATCGGGTGCCGCTGATCGAACTCTGGCTGATCGGGGACAGTGAAACGGAACTGTGGGCGGCCTGCACGATCCAGTTCGATTTCTTCACCAAGACCGACGACGATATGGTCGCAACCGAACGCCGGCTGCGGCAATTGTTCCATCTGGATATTCCCCGGCCGATCGGCGGAATCGGCATGTTCGGCGAGTACCAGGACGGCGAAGTCTTGGCTTCGCCTTCCCGGGATCATTACTTTGGGCGAGCGATCCGATTCCGGATGACGCCCCTGCGCCAGCAATACGACAGCACGACGCCGTAAATGTTTCCCGTGAAACATGCCCCTAGCCTTCGGGAGTCACGATCATGGATCTGAACCTGTTAGACCTGGCTACCGTGGTTCGAAGCTGGGGCCGCGGCGTTGTGTTCCATGCTCCGCGCTGGGATCCCGCCGAACCCTTGGCGCTCGAGCACCTGGGGGACACCGAAGGGGATATCGTGATCAACACGAACCCCGACGTGCAGAAGTTGACGACCCCCGAATTGACCGGGCCGGCCGCGCACGAAGCCGATTACACCGGGGAAGATCCGGTCGTCGAAATCCCGCTGTATCTGACCGATCCGGACCTGTGGGCGATCATTAGCCCGACCGGGTCGGCGCACGCGGGAATGGCCCGCCGCGGCGTCGTCTACGAACGGACCCTGGCGATCTTCCCCGAACAGCTTTTCCTGGAAGCGGTCGACGGGATCCCCACCCGGCGCCAGGTCTCCTTCGCGGCCGGCGTCTGGACGTTCAACGCCGTGCCGCTGACCGACGCCCAGAACGCCCTGCTGGATGCGTCGTTCTGGTTGTGGCGCGGCTTCTTCAGCCGCACCCCGCGGCGGTTCCTGGGCGGTGCCGGCGACGCCCGGAAGAACATCGAAACCGCAACCTTCCAGACGCTGCAGCACCCCGATCTTCCGGAAGGGCATCGGCTGTATACGACCGGCAACCCGTTTGACAGCGGAATCAACCTGGACGGCGGAAGCTGATGCTGCTGGCCCCGATGGACCGGGCCCAGATGGACGCTAACCATCTGAAAAGGCGACGGGCGCTGGCCCCCGCCCGCGCCCCATCGCACCGGATCCGGAACGTCGGGCCGGTGCTGGATCTGGGGAATACCGTCTTCTTCACGTTCCGGGGGCGGGCCTTCGGGGTGCCCCCGGTCCCCTATCAGGTCGGCCGGGCGATTTCCGCCATCTGGACCGAAGCCGTTGCGCTGGGCGCCGTGATTTCCGAAGACAAGACCCCCCGATATTATGAACTGATTGCTTCCCTTCCCCCGCTGATCTGGGCGAACTCCTACCCGGTCGGCCGCTGGCGCAGGTTGCGCCGCCGGCTGGGCCTGTTCCGCAACCCCTTCCGGAAGGCGACCGAAGCGGAACTGGTCGACCTGGCCGGTTTTTTTCGATCGCGCCGGATGACGTCCGGCGTCCAATTCCCGCCGGCAGCGGGGACCACGTCGAAGACTGCCTAGATGACCTTGCAACCTTCTGCCTGGCGTTCGGGCCGGTCTGGTGCGGGTCGGATGGATTCCCGCGGTCCTGGCGTCATTTCCTCTATGGCCTGCGGCATCTGGGAAGGGATCACCTGCGCCGGCAACTGGAACACGCCGAAGCGATCCGGATGGCGAACACCGAACCGGACGATTATCGCAACTGGCACCGGGATCAGGTCCGATGCCTGACCCCGCTCGAGCCGGAACCCTGATGGATCCCGCCGAGTGCGCCCGGCGAGTCGCCCGCGGTGGCTGGGCCGAAGATCTGGCCCTGCACCGGTGCCGGTTCCCGATCGGTCCCCGCAACACCTTCAGTAATGCAGGCTACTTCCTGGCTGGGCTGATTCTCTGGGCCCAGACCGGCGACCTGCTGATGCCGGCCGCGCTGCTGGCCCTGGCGGCGGGTTCCTTCTGGTATCACGGTTTCAAAACGATCATCGGGAATGACGCCGATTGGTTCGGTATGTATGCCTGCACGATGGTGCTGGTCTTCCAGCGGCTGCACGCGCTGGGCTGGATGCCGGTGCTGATGGCTTTGGCCGTCCTGACCGCCTGGGCGATCGCAGGCATCCGGGTCGACAACTTCGTTGGCGGGGTTGCCCTGATCTGCGGCGTGCTGCCGCCCTGGCACTGGATGAACTTTGCCGGGTTAGGGCTGGCCGGAATCGGCTATATCTGTTGGCAACTGGATAAGCGGCGGTCCCCCCTGATCGGTCTTTGGGGTCATGCCGCGTGGCACGTCCTAACCGGTTTCGGTCTGATGCTCTTGTATCTGGGGGGCCGCGCCCATGGCTAACCCGATTCGTCGGATCATCCAGCTAATCCTGGACAAGCGCAGCGCGAAACAAGCCGAAGACGACGCGCGGAAATCTGTTGGCGCGATCGAACAGGCGATCGGCGGCCTGCGCCGGACGCTGCAGAACGTCGGGGCCGCGCTGGCGACTGCCTTCGGGATCCGGGCAGGCCTGCGTTTCCTGCGGGAATCGATCACCGAAGCGACGACCGCCCGCGAAGTCTGGGGCCGCCTGGGCAACACGGTCCGGAACGCCGGCGGTGATTTCGATGCCCTGAAGGGGGATCTGCAAGCCCTCTCGAAAGCCTTCCAGGAAGCGACCATCCACACCGACGAAGACTATGCCGAAAGCCTGGATAGGCTTATCACGCTCACCGGCGACGTCAGCGCATCGACCCGGAACATGGGCCTGGTCGCGAACGTGGCGTCGAAGTTCTTCAACGGGGAACTCGCGCCCGCGGTGGAACTGGTCGGCAAGGTGATGAATGGGAACACGACGCTGCTGCAGCGCATGTGGATCCAGGTCAAGACCGCGCAGGAAGGGCTGGCGATTCTCGCGCACCGCAGCTTCGGGGATGCCGCCCGACGGGCTGGGGAATTCGGCGGCAAGATCGTCCAACTGAAGAACCTCTGGGGGGAATTCAAGGAAACCCTGGGCGACGCGCTGATCAACACGAAAGAAGCGGGCGGGGCGCTGGATCTGCTGCGCCGGCTGGTCATCGCGCTGACCGACAAAGTCGCCGAGAACCGCGAAGAAATCAGCGGGGGATTCGGCAAGGTGCTGCGCGGGCTCATCGTCGTCATCGACGGGGTCTATCGCGGGTTAGTCGGGGTCGTTGGGATCCTGGGCGGTTCCCTATTCTTCGTCGTCGGCGCGCTGCTGACGCCCTTGGGATTGCTGGCGAAGGGCGCGGGCCTAGTCGCCGAAGGTGGGGCGCTGATCGCGGACCGGTTCGGGTTGAAGGGTGCGGCGGGTGCTTTGCGGGATTTCGCGAAGCGGGTCGACGACTTCCGGCAAGGCGTTCGCGATCTGAAGGGCGTCGGCGCGGATATGATCAGCGAAGGGGTCGGCCGGATCGGGCAGCGCAGCCAGCTTGCCGAAGACCTGCTGTCGGATCTGGCGAACCGGAAGCCCGGCGGGAAGAAGAAGGGCACCGGGCTGGATACCGGCGGCACGATGGGCAAGAACGCGGTCGATGAACGCCTGAAAGACCTGGCCACGTTCGAACGGGCCGTCCTGCCGAAGATGGACGCGATCGCCGCCGCGTTCGAAGACGTCGACCGAAAGACGCGCCTATTAGGTCCGTCGTTCGATGCGGTCGGGGCGAAAGCCGAGATTCTGCGCGGGATTCTCGCGACCGGGTTACCTGAAGCGGCCCGCCTGACGGATGACCAACTGGTCAGTCTCTGGGAACAATTGGGAAATCTGGAAGCGGACGACCGGCTGCGAACGTTCACCGAGAACATGGCCGATCTGCAGGAAACGCTGGCCCTGACGGCAGTCGAGCCGGGGGCCGACCCGGTCGCGACCCGGCTGGCAAACCTGGCGAACGAAGCCCAGGTCTTAGAACAAGCGATCCTGGCGATTCCCGCCGCGCTGCGGGCCACCGACCCGCAATATCAGCACTACGCCGGCCGGCTGCGGGCCATTCACGCCATCATTCAGCAGACCACGAAGGCGCAACAGTTCCAGACCCAGGTCGCCAACGTGTTCGCCGAAGCGATCGGCGCCGCCATGGGCGCCGGGTTAGGGCCGTTCGCCGCCGGCAAGGCCAAACAGTTAGGGCTGGAAGCACTCGAAGAAACGATCCGCGGCGGGCTCGCCCTGCTGAACCCCTTTACCGCCGCATCGGCCGGGGTCCACTTCCATGCCGCCGGCGAATTCGCGGCCCTGGCGGCGGGCTGGGCGGCGCTGGCGGGGGCATTCGGCGGGTTCAGCGGCCGGGGCGGTGCCAGCAGTGGCCTTGCCGCATCGCGCGGGGCATCCGGTGGGGCCAGCACGAACGCCCAACAACCGACCCAGGAAGTGCATATCCACCTGGACGGCCCCGGGTTCGATGCCCTGAACCCCAAGGTGCAGAAGGTGGTCTACGGGTCGATGCAAGAAGCCCGGAAGCGATTTGGGAACGCCATTATTCGCCTGCATACGAGTGGCTAATGGGCTACGTCAACCGCAGCCGGTTCGAATGGGGCGGCACCGAATCGTTCGAAACGTCGCTCTCGGCCATGGCCTGGACGCCGGCCGATCGCACGGTCGGCGGCGCGGAACGATCGACCGCCGGCGTGCCGGCTGCCTTCATCGTGCGCCGCGATGCGCTGCTGGATCTGACCCTGCGGATTACCGAAGATGAATGGTTAGACTTTCTCGCCTTCGTGACGGCGGCCCAGGCCGGCATTCCGATCACCTGGTTTCCCGATGCCGACGAACCCAGCCTGACCTTTACCGTGTTTCTGGACGCGCCCGACGTCGGTTCCCAATGGAATCCCGAACGCGACGATAGCTTCCTGTTCGTCTTCACGGCAGCGATCACGCTGCGATCGTCGCCCGCCCAGGTGCCGGTCTGGCGGGAATACTTCGCGGAAGCGGTGAGTTAGATGGCCTACCCGAACCGGTCGAAGTTCATCTACGGGCAAAGCGTCTTGACGTTCGAAACCGTGTTACCGACCCGGCCCTGGCTGCCGGCGGATCGGACCGCAGGCGTTGGGCGCATCGCGGCAGGCGGGGATCCGGGCGTCGCGGTGCTCAGGCGGGATGCGCTCGCGATCGTGACGCTGCGCCTGTATGAACACGAATGGCCCGACTTTCTGGATTTCATTGCCTTTGGACAGCAGGCGCTGGTCTTCACCTGGATTCCGGACGCGAACGACGACACCGACGTCGGGTTCGAAGTATATCTGGATAACCCGATCGCCGGGCAGCAGTGGAACCCCCAGCGCACCCGTGACTTCCCGCGCGTGATGGAAGTCACGATCACTTTGCGCCCGTCATCGGGGGTCGGTGCGTT